AGACAGAGGAGAACTTAGTTTCCCTAACCTTCCGCCTAACCAGTGGTATATGGTAGACTTATTCCCCGGTTACAACTTTAACCTACGTGGCAGTGCCTATCGTAGTGACAGCGTAACACCACTAGGACCAAACAAAGTATTGATTGAGTTTCGTGGATATGGCTTGAAAAAAGATATGCCAGAAGAACGACAGACACGTATCAAACACCATAACTCTATATGGGGGCCGTTTGGTAGAAACCTGCACGAAGATTTGATAGGCGTAGCAGGTCAAGGCACTACAATGCGAGAAGGTACAGAACCCCGTAACATCTTGCATGGTAGACATGAGAATAGTACAATCCACGATGAAGTAGGAATGAGACACTACTATGCAGAGTGGTCTAAATGGATGGGAGTAGAAGCAAATAATCCGTCTATAGCGGCATAACCAACCAATGAGGAACAGAGATGATTGCAGAAACCCTTGCGGGTATCGCACTGGTAAAGAGTGCCGTAGATGGTATTAAGTCTACCATTAACACCGCCAACGATATAGGCGATATTGCTGGATACATTGACCAACTGTTTCAAGGAGAGAAGCAGGTACAACAAGACCGGGCTAAAAAGTCTGGTATGGGCGTTACCGACCAGTTTGGCGTAAGCACCGTAGCAAGAGAAATGATAGATGCTAAGATTGCAGCAGAAAAGTTGCAAGAAGTAGCTACAATGGTTGATATGAGATTTGGCCCCGGTACGTGGAAGAATATATTAGCAGAACGACAGAAAAGAATACAAGAAGCTAAAGAAGCTGCAGCTAAAGCTAGAAGAGAAGCACTAAAGAGACAACAAGAGTTACTAGATAACATAAAAATTTCTCTTGCTTTAGTTTTAGTATTTAGTATAGCTATAGGTCTTTTTATTTTTCTATTGACAAATCTATAACATAATGGTATAACTTAGACATGGCACTTAAAAAATCACAACAAAGTCTAAAGAACTGGACAGGTCAAAAGTGGAGAACTAAGAGTGGCAAAAAGTCCTCAGAAACAGGTGAGCGTTATTTACCAACCGCTGCTATCAAATCGCTTTCGCCGCAAGAAAACGCAGCTACCACCCGTGCTAAAAGAAAAGGAACTCGCGCTGGTAAGCAGTTCGTCAAGCAGCCTAAAGAGATATCAAAGAAAACCGCCAAGTTCAGACGAGGAGTAGGAAGCTAATGTGGACAGCATTGATAGGTCCAATTGCAAATATTGCAGGAAGTTGGATGGATGGAAAAGTTGAGCAAACAAAAGCAAACGCTAAAACTAAAGTCGCAAAGGCTGTGGCTGAAGCAGCTATCATGGAAAAGAAAGCCACTGGTGAAATTGATTGGGACATTGAAATGGCTCGTTCTTCAACATCCTCGTGGAAAGATGAATGGCTTGTAGTTTTATTTAGCATACCACTGATATTAGCATTTATTCCGGGTATGGAAGATGTCGTACAAAATGGATTTGAACAACTCAACAAAATGCCTGAATGGTATCAGTACTCACTTGGAGTCATCGTTGCCGCTTCTTTTGGAGTACGTTCAGCAACAAAATTCTTTGGTAAAAAATAATGACCTATACTATGGAGAAGATATTAGCATGGAAAATCCTGCCAAGACTAATGATGTTATCAATGACAATAATGAGTTATCAAGTGGTTCAGTGGTTCATGGCTCTGGGTGCGGATGCAACGACCCAGCAGACTGCGTTTGTATCGACGGTTGTGGGTGCAATGACGGGGGCGTTTGCTGCATGGATGGGCAATGAACAGAAATGACTCACATAATATGGGCATTAGTATTAAATGTTTGTTTTGCAGACGGGCAATGTTTTAATCAGACCATACAATGGTTTGAAAATGAACCAGAGTGTTTAGAGTTTAAAGCTATACACGAGGCAATACCACAAGACGGTGATTGGAAAACGGTTGAATATACTTGCGGAATAGTAGGGGCTATTGGTACGTGAAATATAATAGAGACAACTTAATTGAAAAACTTGTGGTAAGTGAGGGTTTGCGCTTACAGGTATACAAGGATACACTAGGAATTGATACTATTGGTATCGGACGAAACCTAGAAGACCGTGGTATAACCAAAGAAGAACTTGACTGGATGGATATACCTAATATAGATGTAGTCTATGAAATGGGAATCACCGAAGCTGATGCGGTCTATCTAGCAACAAATGACGTACAGATTGTCGAAGAAGAACTGGTACGTGCGCACCCTTGCGTGGACAGATTAGACGCTGTACGTCAGCTTATATTAATAGATATGGCTTTCAACATGGGTGTACCCCGCTTGTGTAAGTTTAAAAAAATGTGGGCAGCTATAGAAGCTGAAGACTATCCTATTGCAGCAAAAGAAATGCTTGACAGTAGGTGGGCAACACAAGTAAAAGGCAGGGCTACTAAGCTGGCTAATGCTATGCACAACGGAGAGTTTTGATGTCTAATACTAAACGTAGATATTATATTTTTATGGGTGATTTGTATAAATCACAAGACGGTAAAGATAAAAAAATTAGGGAAGCTACAGCAAAAGATAAAAAAAAGTATGGTGGTATTGTTGCTGACACAATAACAGATGTAGCTGAAATGGTAAGTGGTAAACCAAAAAAAAAGAAAAGAAAAACACCAGTACGTCAAACTAAAAGCAATGAAAAAGAACAGGGCATTCTTAGTGCGATAGGTGAATTTTTTTCTGAGCAAAAAGACAAACGAACTAAAACTTTTGGTGGCAGTCAAGGCGGTATGCCACGTAAACGAATAGGTCATACAGACTTTCGCAAAGGCGGCATGGTTGTGAATACAGTAGATAACAGAAAAATAAAATAATGGCTAGAGAACTTACAGAAAAGCAACAAGCGTTTTTAAACGTCCTGTTTGAAGAGGCAGGCGGCGATATGGTAGTAGCAAAAAAGATGGCGGGATATGCTGACACTTCTAGCACTTCGGAAATTGTTAAAGGTCTTAAAGAAGAGATCCTTGAAGCAACACAAATGTACATGGCTCGTAATGCGCCGAAGGCTGCGATGGCGATGACAGGTGCATTGTATGACCCGACAGAGTTGGGTATTCGTGATAAGATGTCTGCAGCCAAAGAACTGCTTGACCGTGTAGGCTTGGTTAAGACAGAGAAGATGCAGGTAGAAGCAAGTGGCGGCGTTATGCTTATGCCACCTAAAGCTGTTGTAGAGGATGATGATTGATGGCTGATGATAAGTATAAATCTGGACCGTTTAAAGGCTACTCAAAAGAGGAAGTTAAGGCTGCTAAAGATTTTTTAAAAGACTCTAACGCTAGTCAGTCTGAAATAGCTATTATGAAAATTTTAGAGCCTGATTTTTTTAGCGGTGATTATAATAAAGGCGGTGCTGTTAAGTCTCGCACAGGAACACAAGACTTTCGCAAAGGTGGAATGGTTATATCTACAGTAGACAATCGTAAAAACAAATGACACGCAGCATAGGCAAGTGGAAGCTACCACAGCCAACAGACATTAAAGAAGAAAACGAATGGATACCTATTCCACGTATTGCACGTACTGTACCATTCGGATATAAACAGGATGATGAAGACCCCGACATTCTTCAACCTATACCAATAGAATTGGATTTGCTAGAGAAAGCTAGGTCACACGTAAATCAATACAGCTATCGTGAAGTAGCAAACTGGTTGAGTACGCAGACTGGCAGATACATCTCGCATGTAGGTTTGAGGAAACGGTTAAACAATGAGCGAAGACGTAAGAATCAAGCTGCAAGCCTCCGCAAGTGGGCAGAGTATGCGGAAAAGGCAATCGCCAAAGCGGAAGAAATCAGTAGCCAAAGAACAGGCTCCAGAGCCAGCAGCTAAGATTGAAGAAGTTTCATATGAAACACAAAGCATAGAAGAACATGCTAATGTGTTGTTCAAGCCAAATGTTGGACCACAGACGGAGTTTTTGGCTGCAAGTGAACGAGAAGTTTTGTATGGCGGTTCGGCAGGTGGCGGTAAAAGTTACGCCATGCTTGCAGACCCTTTACGATATATGGGGCATCCACAGTTTAGTGGGCTTCTGCTGCGACACACCACAGAGGAGTTGCGAGAACTTATATTTAAGTCGCAGGAGTTATACCCAAAAATCTGGTCAGGTATTAAGTGGTCAGAAAGAAAAATGCAGTGGACTGCGCCATCTGGTGCGAGATTGTGGATGTCATACCTCGACAGAGATGAAGACGTTCTTCGCTATCAGGGTCTAGCTTTTAGCTGGATAGGCTTTGACGAATTGACGCAGTGGCAATCGCCCTACGCATGGAATTACATGCGGTCACGTCTACGGTCCACTGCGCCTGATTTGCCAATTTTTATGAGGGCTACGACCAACCCCGGCGGTAGAGGTCATCACTGGGTTAAGAAAATGTTTATTGACCCTTCGCCATATAATAGAGCCTTTGATGCAACCGATATTGAAACAACCGAAGTCCTACGGTATCCAGCAGGACATAGCAAGGCAGGAAAACCTTTATTTAAAAGACGATTTATACCAGCAAGACTTTCTGATAATCCATACCTTGCGCAAGCAGGTGATTACGAAGCCATGCTCTTATCTCTCCCAGAGCAGCAGCGTAGGCAGCTTCTTGAAGGGGATTGGGATATCAAAGAAGGTGCGGCTTTCACTGAGTTTGATCGGCATGTTCACGTTGTTGAGCCTTATCGTATACCTAGTAACTGGGTTAAGTTTCGTGCTTGCGACTATGGTTATGGCAGCTATAGTGGTGTTGTTTGGTTTGCCGTTGCGCCTGATGAGCAACTTGTTGTATATAGAGAACTCTACGTTTCTAAAGTCCTTGCCACAGACTTGGCAGATATGATTTTGGATTTGGAAGCGGAAGATGGTAATATTAAGTACGGTGTTTTGGACAGCTCTCTTTGGCATAAGCGTGGTGATACTGGTCCTTCTCTTGCGGAGCAAATGATTAGCAGGGGATGTCGTTGGCGACCATCAGATAGAAGTAGGGGTAGTCGTGTAGCTGGTAAAAATGAAATACACCGTAGACTACAAATAGATGAATTTACAGAGGAGCCTAGACTTGTTTTCTTTAATAACTGCACAAATGTCATATCCCAATTGCCCTCCATACCGTTGGACAAGAAAAACCCCGAAGATGTGGATACTAAGAGTGAAGACCATTTGTATGACGCTCTTAGGTATGGTATAATGTCAAGACCAAGATTTAGTATATTTGATTATGACCCAATGGGTAGACCCGGCGGCGGTATGCAAGTAGCTGACGCAACCTTTGGATACTAAGGAACAATAATATGGCTGAAGACGAAATTATGATTGAAGATGATGCTATTGCACTAGAGGATAGTGACGATACATCTGTATCTGATGTAGACGTAACTAATATTATTCCGTTTGTTATGGATCGTTATCAACGTGCATATGACTATCGGTATGACGATGAGCAGCGTTGGTTAAAAGCCTACCGCAATTATCGTGGCTTGTATGGTCCAGATGTGCAGTTTACTGAATCAGAAAAATCTCGTGTTTTTATTAAAGTAACAAAAAC